TAAATTGATTCGCCATTGCTTTCGCAATTCCCATAAATGTAACACTTCGCGCGTCGTTTTCTTTTGCCTTTGAATACCATTTCGGCATTTTTTTTCCGCTTTTAAATGTTATGAATTCGCCTTTGTCAACAATTTTTGTGGGTTGTAATTTATTTAAATTTTTAAGCCATAAACAAGTGGATTTTTGAAATGAATCGCCAAAATAGTATGGTTGAATTATTTGATCCGGTTTTCTGTAAATTTTCGACATTATTCCGATTGGATTTTCAATTGCAATTTTATCAATTGGCGCGTAAACCAATGACATAAAGAATTCAATTGCTTTTTGTTGTCGTCCGTCTTTTATTTTTTCTTTAAAATGTTTTGCGCCTGAAACCGCTAAATGTGTACAGGGCGGGAATGCAATCATTAAATCCCAATTTTGGTCAATATGTTTTAAAACGTCATCTTTTATGTGCCAATTTTTATTTTGTCCGGTTGTTTCTAATATATCGCACGAAAACGCATTGTGTCCCAACAACCGCAGTTCGTTTGTCACTCTTTGACTAACTTCGCACGCAACCAAAATGTCCATATTAAAACGGAATATTATCTTTAATCACTTCAAATTTTTTTGTTTCCAAATCAATGTCTTTATAAATCCCGCCATTGTTGAAATCCGGTGCAATATCAAAATCGCCCAATTGTCCATTTTCTTTTCGTTTGACCTTTTCAATATATATTTTAACCACGTCGGATTTGAATTTAGTACGTTCACCAATGCAGCGGTAAACAATCAAACCGTTGTAGGCTTTATTGAAAAAATCGGCGGAACCGCTAATGTCATAAAGCGTTGGTTTTTTATATCGTCCATTTTCGGATTCTATTTTGCGGGGGTGCGCCACTAAAAACAAATGCGTGTTTGTTTGTTGACAAAATTGCGTTATTTCTGAAAGCGCCCGGCCAATATATGAATGGTCGCGTTGCGCTGAATGGTCCAACATATTCCAGGGGTCAATGACGCAAACGTTGATTCCCTTTTGGAATACTAATTCTTTAAAGGCGTTTAATATGCCTTTTAACGTTAAATTTTCCAAATCTATTTTCACCCAAAAAAAATGGTCTTGAATGAAATCTTTTGTTTGGTTCAATTGGTCGTTGTTGCAATTGGTTTCGTTTAATTTATTCGCGATGCGTTTAATATGGCCCTCGTATGGAAACGATTCCGGCGCAAACATAGCGCAACGCATATCGTATTTAAGCGCCATATTACAACAGATTTGATCCATTACGTCCGATTTTCCTGAATTCGGAATCCCGGTCACAACGGACCATTGTCCCAATTCCATTTTGAAATAATTATCGGCGTTGGGCAAACCAATAGAATAATTTTTTACGCCGTTTTCGTTATAATTTAAAACGGAATCCCAAATATTGTCCAAATTCAATACGCCCTCTAATGGAAAGTTTTTTGCCGTTTTAATGACGTTTCGCAAAGTTTCGGCACCTTTTGTCGTCAATATCTCGTTGGCGTCCTTAAAAGCGCCAAAATCGACGTATTTGCAACGATATGCGCCGAAGCGTCGCGCCAATTCATTGCGTAATTCAATCCCGGGGTTGTCATTGTCGGTGCAAAGTATGATTTCTTTTTTGTCTTTAAAATACTGAAAACAGTTGTCTAAATATTCCAAACGTTGATTTCCTTTTGATGCGCCGTTCGGAACGGAACAAACGGAATAAATCCCGGCCTCGTGCAATGACAATGCGTCAATTTCGCCCTCAACAATGAATATTTTTTCCATTGTTTTGATATTATCAAGGCCGTAGAATATCAATTCAGCACCGGAAACCATTTTAAAATTCTTTTGCCCGTCACGATATTTGACATTCACCAAATCATTTTCGCGGTAATAATTGAAATTGATCGCGCGGCGTTTTTTACCTACTTGCGGAAAGTATTCCAATGATTCGCCAATTTTCCAATGTTGAAGCGTTGGTTCTGAAATGCCACGTTCACCGAACCATTTGACAACGCGTTCGGTCAAATTGACTTTTATTTTTTCAGGACGGACAAATTCTTTTTTCTTTTCAAATTTAGTGGTGCCGGAAAAACCGCAGTTGTGACAATTGAATAAACCTTTGTCAATATCAACGGACAAACATTTGTCGCGTTTGTTTTTTCGTGTGTGGCTGCATTGTGGACATTGGGTTTTTATTTTACCGGTCGATTTGTTGCCGATGTCAATGCCGAAATCGTTAAATGTTTTCATTGTTTATTGTTTTTCAATTGCTAAACTAAAAAAATATTTTCAAATATTAAAATAATCTTTGTTGTGCTTTGTGTTGTTGAATTCTTTTTATTGCAGAATTATAATAATCTTTGTCAAGTTCGCACGCGGTCAAATCAAACCCTAAATTGTGGCACGCAATCGCAATAGAACCGGAACCCAAATGCGTGTCAAGTATTCGGAAACCGTCTTTTGCATATTTCATTAATAACCACGCGTAAAGTTTAACCGGTTTTTGTGTTGGGTGTTGTTTTGGTCCGTCAATATCCGGCAAAGTTGACAATCTTTTAAAAATTCTAATATTTTTTTTTTGATTGCACCAAGCCAACTCCGCTTCCGAAAATGACAAATTCGGATTCAATTTGTCCCAAATTATCCAATTATTATTCAATGGCAAATCAAAGTAATTTCCGCCCCAAATTATTTGATTTTTTGAAACCCTAAATAATTCATTAAAATATTCTTTTTTTGGAACATCATTGTCCCAATTTTTGTTTTTTTTGAATTTATGTTTTCCGGTTCCCAATGTCATTTTTGATGCACCAATGCCATAAGGCGGATCAACAATCGCCAAATCGAAATAATTGTCGGCGTATCGCGCCATTAACTCCATATTATCTTCATTTGTTATTTTCATTTTTTTTAAATTTTAGGTAAATAATAAAATAAATTTTCAATGTTTTTTAATTTTTTGTTTTCAATCTCGTAAGTATTTGTTTTCATTTTAAATGACGTGCCGTTTGTTCGGTTTCGTTTGTCGCCTTTTTTATACAATACCGCTAATTTTAATAAATCTTTTTTACTTAAATAACCGCAAACAGTCAATTCATTTGTTTTTTTATTTAATGAACAAAATATATAAATATCACAATCAAATTTCGATTGATGCGCCACGAAATTGTTGACAAAATAATCTTTGACATCAACATTGCGTCCCATTGTTTTAACGTCAATTTTTAGGCCTTTGTATTCAAAATCAAAACCGCCGTCAAAACCATTTTTAAATTGGTGATCAAAACCAAACAATCGTTTCACCATTATTTCACCAATCAATCCAACGAATTGTTGTTCTTTTGAACCGTTGAATTCAAAGCGGTTGCCGATATTATGTTGATTGACGAAATGCCAAACATCATTTTTTAGTTTTTCCGGGATTTTGAATTTTTTATAATTCATTCAAAACGTATTTTTTTAATTCCTGGAATTCGTTTGTCATCATTAAACCCCGGATTTGAAATTCGTGAATGTCGCCGTTTTTAGTTTTGGCGCCTATTTCTTTTTTTCCGTTGGACGGGTTTTTGTATATAAAAAATTCTTTTAGGTTTTTAATTTTAGTAAATCCAACCGGTTTTTGTTTTGCTTTGTGTTGGACCATAAAGCGGTCAATGTATTTGATGCCGTTTTTGTCGGTGTTTCTTAATTTTAAAATTGATAAAAAATTGTTTTGCCAAAATTCGTCATTTCGCAAATTTTTAGAAACATTGTAAACCTCGCGCAAATCGTAACCGTCCAACCTTTGCAGTTTGTCCAAACAATCCAACCATTTGATTTTTTGTGTTTCGGTTTTAGGGCGGTATTTCAAATCAAATAATGCTGCAAAATGCGGAAACGCCGTTTTGGTTTTATCGTCAAATTGGCGCTTTTCCGATTTTGTGGGTATTTCTTTTTTTAGTATTTCTTTATTAGTATAGTTTATATTAGTATTACTTTGTTGCGGATTTACCGCAGCGGTAAAAACCGCCGCGGTTTTTCCGGCGCCGGTTTTTCCGGTTGCGGTGTCATTTAGATGATAATTATATCCCGCGAATTTTCCGCCTTTGCGAACCTCAACGCGCACCAAAAAACCCGTTTCAATCAATTCTTTTATTCTTTTATTTATGGCGTCTTTGCCCTCTTTAAAATGGCCGCAAATGAATTGCACGGTCATTTCGGTGTTTGAATCGTGGGAAAAAAGCCAACAATATAAACCGGTCGAAGCTGCTGAAATGCCTTTGTGTCTAAATATTGCATTCGGAACAACCGTGAACCGGTCAAATTTTTTTGGCTTGAAAATCTTATTGTATTGCATATTAAAAAAATAACCCTATCAAATCGGCGGTCGCGGTCGCTTCATCAATAGGGTTTTGGTAAAATTTTATTGCCGCGACGCAAAAAACAAATTTATAAAAATTAATCACAAAATCAAATTGTATTTTATGTGATCGCAAAAGGAACGTAAATCGTCAAAGATTTTTTTCAGTTGTTCCAATTCAATGTCGCCGTCCTCAAATTTATACCATAGTAACTCAATGAACAAATCAAATTCAACGCGGGTTGATTTGCCAATGTAATTGTAAGAAACCGCGATATCGTCCGGTGAACTTTGTGTGAAACGAATTTTTTGATTTTTGTCATCAAAATATATAGTGTGATATTTCATTTTTGTGGTGTGATTTTTAATTCATTTTTAAAATATTTGTCTATTGTTTCAATACATTGTTCTAAATCATTCGACCAAATCGCCGCCCAATTGCAGTTTTTAAGCCATTTAAGCCACTTTTTTTGTCTTTCCGTGGGTTTGTTATATTTATATTTTAATTCGAGCGCTAAACCGCTAAAATTAGCGTTTGGCGTAAATATCAATAAATCCGGAATTCCTGGCTTTGTCCCCAAATATTTCATTTTGTATTGTTCGAACGGTGTCCGGCGCCCCTCATTCATTGGGTGTGTGAATACCGCGTTCGGATATTGCAGTTCTAAATAGTTAATTATTGCGCGCTGCATTTTGTCCTCACCTTTTAAATATTTTGAATAGGGATTCGCCATTGGTTTTTTATTTTTTACGTTTCTTAAAATACAAATATCCCAAAAAACACAACGCAAAACAAACCGGACACGGGTGAAAAAATGCCGGATTCACGATTTTTGTTTTTTAGTTATGACAAAGCCATTTTTTTTAAGCATCTTTTTGGCCTTTTCAATTTCCTTTTGTTGGGTTCTGTACGCGTCAAACGTTTCGTTTTCAATCGCGTTTGTTTGGTTTTTATAATTCATTTTTGATATTTTTTAAGTTGTTTTTTTAATACGTCGTTTTCAATTAATAATGTATTGTATTTGTAAAGTAATGATTCGGGCGTCATTTTTTTGGTTTCATAGCTGCTTAAAATAATCATTTTCAACGCCTGAAAATCAACGCGGAAAAAATCGTCCCATTTAATCCAATTATCCAAATTCGCCAAACCATAAAGAACGGACGCATGATCGCGCCCAACGGCCGCACCGATTTTTTTAACTGATTTTTTAGTTGTGTATTTTGCAAGCCAAAAATAAACCGCGCGCGCCATAACCAATTCACGTTCGCGGGTGTTTTTTGTGATGTCACAATTGAAATGTTTGTTGACTTTTTTTATCAAATATTCTAATTCCATAATATTATAATATTAAACTTCCGTCGTCGTGAAACTCATTCCAGGTGAAGCCGGAAACAATACCGGTGT